AAAGCTCTCTTCTCTCACCAACAGGAGCTCGTTTCTCACCCGCGCCAAGCTCAGTTTCTCACCCGTGCCAAGCTCTGTGTATATGCACACACCTCTATACGGATATACATCTGAGCGCATTAAAGAACTTTTTTGAGAGCTCAACCCAGAAAATAAAGGGAGCTCGGAAAATTGATTATATTAGAGCTTAACGTATAATTGATTATATCTTAAGAAGTGCTTTAATGAGAGCTTAATTTTAGGTATAGAAATATTATATACTGTCCCCGTCTGTCCTCTATTTAGCTATGATTGAAAAGGTATGTATCGGAGCCAAAGACCCGAACCAAAAAGGGCGCTACCTTAGAG